GGAAAACACCATAGGATGCTTGGAAACATGCTTATGGACATCGCAGAGGGCAAAAAAGACCGTATTTGCGTCAATATCCCGCCCAGACACGGTAAATCACAGCTTGTTTCGATCTTTTTCCCTGCTTGGTTCTTGGGACGTAACCCCAACAAGAAGGTCATGATGGTATCGCACACCACTGATCTGGCGGTAGACTTTGGTCGTAAAGTTCGTAATCTCATATCTACTGATGAATACGCTTCTATCTTCCCCGCAGTAAAACTTGCTGTGGATTCTAAGTCTGCTGGACGTTGGAACACTAACTCTGGAGGTGAGTATTATGCGTGTGGTATTGGTTCCTCTATTGCTGGTCGCGGTGCTGACCTCTTGCTCGTTGACGATCCCCATTCCGAACAAGATGTCATTAACGGAAATTTTGAAGTCTTTGAAAAAGCATACGAATGGTTCACCTTTGGAGCGCGTACACGACTGATGCCCGGTGGGCGTGTGGCTATAATCCAGACGCGATGGCACATGGATGATCTCACAGGGCGTGTGACACGGGACATGGTGCAGAACGAACGGGCCGATCAGTATGATGTAGTCGAGTTCCCAGCGATACTAGATGTGGTAAACAAGAAAACAAAGAAGTCAGAACAGAAACCACTATGGCCTGAGTTCTTCGACCTTAACGCATTACTGCGTACCAAGGCATCAATGCCCACGTTTCAATGGAATGCGCAGTACCAGCAGGAACCTACCGCCGAAGAGGCTGCGCTTATCAAGCGGGACTGGTGGGGAATATGGAAGCAGGAGTACCCACCCGATTGTGAATACGTTATCATGTCTTTGGATGCGGCAGCAGAAACGCACAATCGTGCTGACTACACAGCATTGACAACGTGGGGTGTGTTTTTGAATGAAGAGGTGGATAATTATAATATTATATTGCTAAACAGCATAAAAAAGCGTATGGAGTTCCCAGAGCTAAAGCAGCTCGCCATGGAAGAATATGAAGAGTGGGAGCCGGACGCGTTCATCGTCGAGAAGAAAAGCGCTGGTACGGCCCTGTATCAGGAGATGCGCAGGTCTGGTTTGCCTGTACAGGAATACACCCCGCACAGAGGTTCAGGAGATAAGTTGGCCCGATTGAACTCCGTATCAGATATCGTTGCGTCAGGCATGTGTTGGATGCCGGAGACTCGCTGGGCCGAGGAAGTGATCGAAGAGATTGCAGGATTTCCGTTTATGAGCCATGATGACTTGGTCGATTCAACGGTAATGGCCCTTATGAGATTCCGCCAAGGGGGCTTTATACGTCTGCCTAGTGACGAGCCGGAAGAACAGCGGTACTTCAAGCGACGTAATGGCGGATATTATTAGGGGTCAGTATTATGGCAGTTGAAAAAGGGTTATACCAAGCTCCCATGGGCATGGACGAGGCGCTTCCAGAAGGCGAAATGCCTGAAGTAGATCTGGAGATAGAAGTAGTCAATCCAGATATGGTTACTCTGGATGACGGGAGCGTAGAGATAACTCTCATCCCCGGTCAGGATATGGGGGATATGCCGTTCGATGGTAATCTTGCCGAAGAGATGGAAGAAGGAGAGCTTGCCGCTCTGTCTGATGAGCTTATCGGGTTGATTGATTCTGACATTGATAGCCGCAAAGAGTGGGCCGATACATTTGTAGACGGTCTGGACGTGTTGGGGTTCAAGTACGAAGAGCGTACTGACCCGTGGCAGGGCGCATGTGGTGTGTACTCCACAGTGCTGGCAGAAGCTGCCATACGGTTTCAAGCTGAGACCATGAGCGAAACATTCCCTTCGCTTGGTCCTGTAAAGACCAAGATTCTAGGCGAAGAAACCAAGGAGAAAGAAGAAGCTGCTGCGCGTGTCAAAGCTGACATGAACTATGAACTTACCGAGAATATGGTTGAGTATCGCCCAGAGCATGAGCGACTCCTGTATAGCTTGGGGCTGGGCGGCTCGGCGTTCAAGAAAGTATACCATGATCCCAACATCGGGCGTCAGGTTGCGCTGTTCATACCCGCAGAAGATTGTATCGTGCCATACAGCGCGTCACATATTGAGACTGCAGAGCGTGTTACGCACGTCATGCGTAAGACCAAGAACGAGCTGAAGAAACTACAGGTTAACGGGTTCTACCGTGATATGGAGTTGAGTGAACCAGAGCCGTATCACTCGGACATTGAGATCCGTAAAGCTGAAGAGGGTGGATACTCTCTGACTGACGACGATCGGTATGCGCTGTACGAAGTACATGCTGACCTTGTAATCGACGGTATTGACGACTCTGAGGATGAGATTGCCAAGCCGTATGTAGTGACTATAGAGCGTGGGTCAGGGGAGATCCTAGCAGTTCGCAGGAACTGGAACCCTGAAGATCCACTATCATTGAAGCGCCAACACTTCGTACACTACCCGTATGTACCGGGGTTTGGCTTTTACGGCCTAGGGCTTGTCCACATTATCGGTGGGTATGCTCGGGCAGGAACCTCCTTGATACGCCAACTTGTCGATGCCGGTACGCTCGCTAATTTGCCCGGTGGACTGAAGTCCCGTGGGCTGCGTATCAAGGGGGACGATGTTCCTATTGAGCCGGGAGAGTTTAAGGATGTGGATGTGCCGTCAGGTAGCATCCGTGACAACATCATGCCTCTGCCTTACAAGGAGCCGTCCCAAACACTTCTAGCCTTGCTAGATAAGATCACTAACGAAGGCCGCAGACTGGGTGCCATCAGCGACATGAACATATCGGACATGTCTGCCAATGCTCCGGTAGGCACAACGCTGGCGCTCTTGGAGCGTACACTAAAGCCTATGGCTGCAGTACAAGCCCGTGTTCATTACGCCATGAAGCAGGAGTTTAAGCTCCTTAAGGCTTTGATGGCTGAATACGCGCCAGCGGAGTATTCGTATCAGCCGGTACGAGGGGAGGTTACTGCCCGTCAGGCTGATTACATGATGGTGGATGTCATCCCCGTCAGTGATCCTAACAGTTCTACAATGGCGCAGCGTGTGGTGCAGTATCAAGCTGTCCTGCAGATGTCGTCTCAGGCACCGCAGATTTATGACCTACCTCAGTTGCACAGGCAGATGATTGAGGTTCTAGGGGTAAAGAACGCAGACAAACTTGTCCCTGTGAAGGATGACATGAAGCCTGCGGATCCAATCAGCGAGAACATGAACGCGTTGATTGGCAAGCCTATGAAGGCGTTTATCTACCAAGACCACGAGGCGCATATCGGCGCACATATGGCGTTCATGCAAGACCCACAGGTTATGGGTATGATCGGGCAGAACCCGCAAGCAAAACAGATTATGGCATCCCTGCAGGCCCACATTGCAGAGCATCTTGGCTTCAAATACCGCAAAGAGATCGAAGAGCGGATGGGAGCCGAACTACCACCACCGAACGAGCAACTTCCAGAGGAAGTAGAAGTACAACTCGCACGCGTGGTTGCAGAGGCTGGCAAGCAGCTTACACAAGAAAATCAGCAGCAGGCCGCACAACAGCAGGCACAGCAACAAGCACAAGATCCTATGTTCCAGCTGCAACAGCAGGAGTTGCAAGTCAAGGCTCAAGAAGTGCAGCGTAAAGCACAGAAGGATGCTGGAGACATGCAGATCAAGCAAGAAGAGCAGAAGCGCAAACTTGTCAAGGATATGGCAGATGCCAAACTTGAAGAGCAGCGGCTTGAGCTTGAGAAGATAGAGGTTGGCATTGACGCCAAGAAGGCTGGTGTACAGATGCGGGCTAGCAAACGTGCCGAGCAGAACAAGACGGATCTGGAAGTGGCCAAGATCGTCGCTAACAGCAAGAAGGACTCTAGCTAATCATGGCAAAAACCGTCTTTGACGTGCTTTCTGACAAACTAAACGAGGATAAGTCCTCTGCATTAGAGTTTCTTAGTGCTGGTGGAGCTAAAGACTTTGCTCAGTACAAGGAAGTTACAGGCTTGATCCGAGGTCTCGACGCCTGTCTTAACTATGTAACCGACCTCTCGCGAAACCAACTGGAAGATGATGATGACTGAAGCAATCAAAAAAATTACTCTTGATGAAGATTGGGATGCACAACTGCCCAAGCCTTGTGGATACCGCGTGTTGGTAGCCCTGCCTGATATCGAAGATTACTACGAAGGTAGTAGCCTGTTGAAGACAGACAGCGAGAAGCACAAAGAGTACATCATGTCTATCATGGGAGCAGTCATCGACATGGGCGATGCTGCATACAGTGACAAAGAGCGGTTCCCTTCGGGTCCATGGTGCAAGGTGGGTGACTATGTGATGTTTCGCATGAACACTGGCACTAGGTTCAAGGTAAACGGCAAAGAGTTCCGGTTGATGAATGACGATTCCATTGAGGCAGTAGTTCCTGATCCTCGTGGTATCTGCAAAGTATAAGAGGTTATATTATGGCATTTCAAAAGGTTGAATATACGTTTCCAGACGAAGACACCAAGAAACCAGAAATAGAGGTGGAGGATTCTAGTGCCGTTGAAATTGATATTTCTGGCAAGAAACCTGAGAAGTCTGAGGCAGAACCTAAGAGTAAAAAGGATACTGAAGATGATGGATTTGAGGTTGAAGTTGTTGATGATACGCCAAAGGCTGATCGAGGGCGTAAGGTCTCTGAACCGCCGAGCGATATCACTGATGAAGAGCTTGAAGAATACTCTGACAAAGTCAAAAACAGGATCAAGCACTTCAGCAAAGGCTACCACGACGAGCGCCGGGCAAAAGAACAAGCGCTCCGCGAAAGGCAAGAGTTAGAAGCCTTTGCCAAAAAGCTGGTAGATGAGAATAAAGAGCTGAAAGGCACGGTTGGTAAGAATCAGTCAACCATGCTTGACCAAGCTAAACGTTCGGCTGCTGGCGATCTTGAGCAGGCCAAAGCAAAATATAAAGAAGCGTATGAGGCCGGAGACGCAGAAGCAGTCGTAGAAGCACAAGAAAACCTAACGGCTGCTAAGATTAAGGCCGATAGGCTAAACAATTTCAAACTTCCTGCTTTACAGGAAGAAGAAACTCCTGTTAACTTACCAACAGAAACCGCCCCAGTGGCAGTTGATGCTAGAGCTGATGAGTGGGCGCGGGCCAACCCGTGGTTTAACTCTGACGAAGAAATGACATCACTAGCATTGGGGTTGCACCAAAAGCTCCTGAACAACGGCGTAGCCGTAGGGAGCGACGAATACTACGAGAAGATTGACACTCGTATGCGCCAAGTATTCCCCGATAGTTTCGAGGATACTGAAGAAGTCGAAGAGCCAAAGAGGCAACCGAATGTGGTTGCACCCGCAACGCGGAGCGTAGCACCGAAGAAGATCAAGCTGACGCAAACACAGGTCAACATTGCCAAACGGCTCGGAGTACCACTAGATCTATACGCCAAAAAGGTTGCAGAAGAAATGAGGAAGAGTAATGGCTGAAAACCGTATAAACCGTGAACAGACCACTCGCGAAAAAACGACCCGTACAAGAGCTTGGCAAAGACCCGAGACCTTGCCGTCACCGAATCCCGAGCCGGGTTACGCATTTCGCTGGATTAGAGTCGCCACGCAGGGGCAAACTGACGCCACTAACGTATCCTCAAAATTTCGTGAAGGTTGGGAGCCTGTAAAAGCATCAGACCATCCAGAAATTACAATGGTTACTATTGAGAACGAGAAGTTCAAAGATAACGTTGTAATTGGTGGTCTTATTCTTTGCAAAGCTCCAAAAGAACTGATTGAAGAGCGCACCGCTTATTATGAGCAGCAAACTAGAGGCCAGATTGAATCAGTCGATAACAACCTTATGAGAGAAAACGATCCTCGGATGCCGCTTTTCCATGAGCGTAAAACAAAAGTTACTTTTGGCTCTGGGGGTTAATATCAAACCCTTGTTGTCTGGAGACAAATAGATGGCATATCCTACTATTGATGCCCCTTATGGCCTCCGCCCGATCGGAATGATTGGTGGCCATAATTATGCGGGTTCTACACGTAAGGTACCCATTGCTTCAAACTACGGCACGGCTCTCTTCTACGGAGACGTGGTGCAGTACAAGAACGATGGTACTGTTATTATCACCACACTACAGAACGATACTTCGCCTGTTGTTGGTGTTATTGGCGTATTCATGGGCTGTAGCTATACAGATCCGAATACAGGTCAACTGACCTTCCGCCAAAGCTACCCCGGAAGCATCGTAGCTTCCGACATTGAAGCCTATGTATGTGACGATCCAAACGTACTGTTCAAGGTAGTAAACTGCACTAGCGCGTCTGCTGATGGCGCAACTGGTGGACTGCTTCCAGCGTATATCACTCGCGCTAACGCAATCTCTTGCAACGCAGAGCTTGTGCTTAACACTGGTGTAACAGCGTCTGGTAACAGCCGTATGGGTGTGTTCATTAACAACGTAACGACAATCTTGCCGATTACTGTTGTTGATGTTGTACCTGATACAGCGAACAGTTCTGGTAACTTTGTTGAGTTTATCGTTAAGCTCACAGAGACCTACCATCGTTACAACCACACTGTCGGCGTATAAGGAGGGGTAGACAATGGCTATTTCACGCGCACAACTACTTAAAGAACTCCTTCCCGGCCTGAACGCTCTGTTCGGATTGGAGTACGCAAAATACGGTGAAGAACACGCAGAAATCTTTGAAACAGAGACTTCTGATCGCTCTTTTGAGGAGGAGACCAAATTATCGGGCTTCTCAGCAGCACCAGTCAAAAACGAAGGCTCTGCCATCGAATATGACAATGCACAAGAGGCGTTCACCGCTCGCTATACACACGAGACCGTCGCGATGGGCTTCTCGATCACCGAGGAGGCTATTGAAGATAACTTGTATGACTCACTGTCAGCTCGTTATACGAAGGCACTCGCTCGTGCTATGGCGTACACAAAACAAGTTAAGGCAGCTACAATCCTAAATAATGCCTTTGCTGCCGGTACTACATACGGTGACGGTAAGTCACTTTGTGCCACTGACCACCCGCTTGTTAGTGGTGGCACCAACTCCAACGAGCCTGCAACTTCAGCTGATCTTAACGAGACTTCACTTGAAGCCGCCGTTATTCAGATTGCAGGTTGGACTGATGAGCGCGGTCTGCTGATTGCAGCAAAGCCTCGTAAACTGGTCATCCCACCGAATCTGCAGTTTGTGGCAACTCGTTTGCTGGAGACCGAAGGACGTGTGGGTACAGCGGACAACGACCTGAATGCACTTCGCAATAATGGTTCCGTCCCTGAAGGTTACACGATCAATCACTATCTAACAGATACTGATGCGTTTTTCCTTATGACCGACGTTCCTAACGGTCTGAAGCACTTCACACGTAGCCCGATGGCTACCTCTATGGATGCTGATTTTGATACTGGCAACAGCCGGTACAAGGCCCGTGAGCGTTACTCGTTTGGTGTATCTGACCCACTGGGTATCTTCGGATCACCCGGAGCCTAACTGGATTAGAGGGGGGTGGCTTGCTACTCCCCTCTTTTTCCTATACGATACACTATCCCTGACAGTTGCATTGAGCGGCTGACACTAGCCACGACAGGAGATAGACATGGCTAATACTACTTTTAACGGTGCAGTCCGCTCCGAAAACGGATTCAAAGTTGTAACTAAAAGCTCCACTCTGGGGACTTTTACAGAGCAACTAAACGCTAGTAGCGGTGGCGTTCTTGAAGTTCAAAAAGTCGCTACATCTGGTAGGGACAATATCGTTGCAGCAGGTACGACTGTAGGCGCAAACAACGCCAGCTTGGGTACGGCAGCTACGATCTTCAACATTGCTCCCAATGCACATGGTTCTGGTATTGCTGACGCAGCAATCAACACCTTTGTTAACAAGGTTGGTGGAGATATCGTTACCACGATCCTCGTTGATCTGCATGGTGGACTAGCATCTGGTGGTGCAGCCAACGATGTTATTGGTACTGATGGCGGCGCAGCAAATGCGTACATCGCAGAGCTTACAAGCGCAGTAAATGGTGTTCCATACAAGATGGAGTTTATCTGTATTGAAGTGCCAACTGGCGGTGATCCAGACATCAACCTCGTTTGTTCCGCAACAGGTACAACGGCTGAAAACGCTGCTGTAACCAGTGGCACTGTGTTGTTCAACAATGGAGACCTGACATTGGGGCTTCATAACGAGGCTGATGCGGGTTCTACACTGGCAGCTTTGAGCAAGAAGTATCTGTACCTTACGTCAGGTGATGCTACAGAAGCTGCTTACACAGCTGGTAAGCTCGTCATCAAAATCCACGGTGCAGCTTTTGACTATGCTAATGGCTAATATTAACGGGGAGGGGGACACCCCTCTCCTTTCTTGAAGGAGATTGATATGAGTCATAGCTCAGATATAAAAGCTAAGTTTATTAGCGATGAGAACGCATCAGATGATGATCGCTTAGTAACCGCTGCAAGACCAAACACCAGTGCAACCATGGCCAACACCACCTTCGCAGGAGGCGGTGCTAGGAACGTTACTGTTACGACCACAGGTACGGGCGACAATGCAAAAACTTGTACGATTACAGGTACAGATGTTTTTGGTGCCGCTATGACAGAAGTAATAACTTCTACTGGTAGTGCTGAAGCTGTGGCAGGCACTAAGTTGTTTCTGACAGTAAGTGCTGTTGAGTGTTCCGCTCAGTATGCAGCAAACATTAAAGTAGGGTCAGGAGATCTTTGCGCAGAAGCCATACAAGGGAGTAACAGAGTACGCTTGAAGGGCTTCTCCATAGTTTCTGGTGGCACCGCAGGGACAGTTGAGTTTTTCAATAATACTCCTGAGAACGGCTCTGCCTTGTTTAAATCTCGTACCATAGGCACTGACAACACCACATTGGATAGAACCATACCAGCAGATGGTGTTCTGTTTGAAGACGGTATGTCAGTCAAATATACAATAGCTACTATAGACATGATGACGTTCTTTCATGGCTAGGCGTAAAGGTACCATGAAGGGCCATACGATTGGTGGTGGGCATAAACGCCCCACTAAGTCTGGTGCCGGAATGACCAAGAAGGGTGTTGCCAAGTACCGTAAAGATAACCCCGGCAGCAAACTAAAGACCGCAGTTACCGGCAAGGTAAAAGCTGGTAGCAAAGCTGCAAAACGGCGCAAGTCATATTGCGCTCGTAGTGCAGGACAAATGAAAAAGTTTCCGAAGGCTGCTAAAGATCCTAATTCAAGACTGCGGCAGGCAAGGAAGAGATGGAAATGCTAGATGCCGTATTTACAGTCCAACATACCACACTTCAACGCATGGGTTCGTAGAGAATATACTAAGAACCTAGAAGAATATCATGGCGAGTTTCTTCACGCTATGGTGGTTGCTGTAACTACAATGCCAAACCGCACTCTTAGTTTTCAAGTCATTTTTACTGGCTGCGAGTCAGACGACACTGAGGAGCCTAACGTCCACGGTGGAGCCATGTGGGCGCGTATGCCTCTCACAGCACTGGTGGCTGATGTACCCTACGAGGAGTGGCCTACAGAGCTTCCTCCATACATTGCGCAGCCTTGGGACTGTATGTCCCATTATCATGCGGTTTATAAGATAGAAAGAGCGTCACCCGCGCCTTGGATCGCCAAGGTAGATGGTGAGTTCTACCCCGCCAAATATTACTTCACTGTGGATTACACGGACAGTGAGGTGGCAGATCATCCTGCGCAACATAAGCAGAGTCATGTACTGGAGCTGCTAGATGCAGGAGAGTACACAGGCAACATCGTAGCGTTGCCGAATAATCGGGTGCGGGTTACGCATCCTGCGTGGTTTGAAACGGGCGAGGGCGCTCCAGACTTCAGACCAAACCAGCACAGCTACAACTCAAAAGAAGATGTAGGCTATGTGTGGGATACTGAGCGCGTGTTC